ATAACAACTTGAGTTGTTAAGTTTATATCCTGCCCACCTGTTGATGGAGCAGATACAGTAGTTTGTGGAGCTACAGTAGGAGCAGGTGTAGTTTCTGGAGTAGGTGTAAATCCTCCACCTCCTGCCATCTCTACAGCTCTAAATTGTGCTAATAATGCACCCTGATCTATAAGTTTTTGATTAGCATCTGCCTGTTGATTAGTTAAATCTATTGAATTAACTAATTGATCATTTCTTTTCTTTATTGCTAATTCTTGATTTTTTATAGCACTTTGTAAGTTATCCTCTGCAATAGTCAAAGCATCTTGAGCTAGTTTTAACCTGTCTGAATTGTTAGCTAATTCAAATTCTGCTTCTGCTAGTTCTGCTTCTGCTAAAGCTAGATCCAATGAAACATCTTTTCCTGCTTCTTGAGCTTGTGTCAATAATGCTATTTTTGTTTGTAGTTCAGCTTTTGTTATTGCTGCTTGTGCATCATTAACATTCTCTTGTATTTGTAATTCTTGTAGTTCTTTAGCTGCTTGATTTCTATTTCTTTCTGCAACTGCTATATCATTATTTGCAGAAGTAATTAATTTTAATAGTTTGTTTCTATCTGTTTCTAATTGAATATTTGTTAATAATAAGCTATTTTGTTCTCCAAAAAGAGGATTCAAGAAATTGTCAATAGTATCTGAAACCTTTTTATATTGTACTTGTTGCTTAAGACTTGCTTGCCTAGCTTGTTCCTGTTGTTTATTCAGTAATCCCTGAGCAATAGAAGTCTGAATCAAATTCTCAGCAGTTAAATCTGTTGTATCTTTAAAAGCTCTAAATTCATCTGCTAAATCTTTAATAGTTTTACCAGACTTAAGAGCAAAAGTTCTTTCAAAGAAAGGTAATTGTTTCAATCTTTCATTAGCTAAAGCAAAATCTCCAACAGCTTGAGCTAGTCCTGCAAAGCCATTAATTAATATAGGAGCTACATCAAAAGCAAATTCTCTAAATATTGGAAGCAACTCAGCTGCAACAGGGATCAATTCCTCCCCTATTTCCTCTCTAAGTTGTCTAAGTTCTGCATTTAAAGCTCTTGATTGGTTAGCAAAAGATGCCTGAGTCCTGTCAAGATCTCCAATTTGTACTGCTGCTTTACTTTGAATTAATGCAAGAGTAGCTAATGCCTTATCTTGTCTAGTTAATTCATCTGTATTTCTTTTAGATGTAATTTCAAAAGCTTTAGATTGTACCTCAGCTTCTGTTATTGCAATACCATAAGTTTTAAGAGCTTCTCTTTCTCCAACTAATGCTGATCTAAATGCTTGAAGTACAGGCTCTGCACCTGCTGAGATATTAGAAAAGGAAGCTACATCAGCTGCAATCTTTGTTAATTCTATTGAAAGATCTGCTGAGGCTTCTTGTGTAAATCCAATACCCTGTGCAACTGCACCTAATGTTGCTTGAAGTTGTTGAGCTTCTCCTACAGTTAAACCTGCTTTATTAGCAAAATCCTCTAAAAATAATGTTGCTCTAGCTGCTGCTGTTCCAAAAGTGGTATCAAAAGCAGCTCCTGCTTCCTCTGCTGATACTGCTGCATCTAATGCTGATTTTGAGAAGTCTAATAATGATTTAGCAGCAAATATTGCTCCACCTGCTATTGCTGCTTTGCCTAGTCCAGACATACCAGAAGCAAACTTTGCATTCTCTTTAGTTCCTTTTTCAACAGATTTATTAAAATCTTTAGTAGAATTAGAAACCTTATCTAAACCTCTTGAAGTTTTATCTGCTCCTGTTAGCTTTAGGAACATCTCCAAAGTTGCTCTAGCCATTATCTCCTCAATTTACTTCTAGCATTAGCTTCTGTGATAGCTTTCTGCTCTTTTTTGTTTCTATCTATGTAGTATAACTTCCAAGACTCAAATTCTTGCATACTCATATTTTTTCTAAGAGCATCTACTGTCATGCCTAGATCTAAAGCTAGTCTAAATTCAAAAGCCAACTCTGTATTATTCTGGAAACTCAGAGGCTATAGAAGCCTGATCCTCCTTAGTCCAAGCCATACACCTATAAATCCCTATAAGAACTTTATCTACTATAGATGGTGTAGCTTTACTATAAAACTCCTCAACTTGTTTTAAATCATCAAGCTGTGGATCTTTTAAACCTTTTAGCAAAAGGTGTTTTTCAAATAAGACTTCATCTTTAATTCCATCTGTTTCAGATAGTTCATTGATTTCTACTGCATCAGCTTTAGTTAAACCTGTAACTAATACTGTTGCATCCCATTCAGGTATCTCAATCTCTTTCTCTGGTAAAGATGGTGCATTAGATATATCATCCATGCTAAGTCTTTTCATGATAACCTCTTTTCTGTTGTGAATTACTTAAGTTATATTTTAAGCAGTTCCCTCAGTTACATCTCCACTAACTTGAAAAGCTGCTGAGAAGCTTACTGCTCCTCCTACATCTGGTGTTCTATCATAAGATGTCATTATTGCTTTTCCTGAAGCTTTAGGATTTCCTCCTGTAGTTCCAATTGGATAGAACTCAAAATCTCCCTCAACTCCTAGTATAGCTTTGAGATAACCATCAACAGTTGCATCAAAAGATCCTGATATAGTGATATTTGAATCCTTTAACCCAGATACAAAAGCCTTACTGCTATTTGAAAAAGCAGAAACCTCAGCTACATCAGCAGTTCTTGAAACAGAAACATCTGTTAAAACATTAGAAATATCTCTCAATGTTCCTCCAGAGTCATCTATTTTAAAAGCTGCACTCTTTCCATGTGTAAATGTTGGCATTTATCCTCTCCTCTATTTCCTTAATTTATCCCTGTGCAAATCCTATAGCTACTGTAAAACTAGGAGTTGATCCTCCTATTGTTAGAACAGCTCTAGCATACCTAGCAGGAGCACTTGCACTTGTCTTTAATTCTGATGTCATTCCTGTAGCCTGAGTAAATGTAATATAATCAGAAAAGGAACTGTTATCAGAACTTGTTTGAATCTTAGCATCTAATGTTGGGCTTGTTCCACTTGCTGCTGTAACATGTAAAACTGCTCCTCCTCCATTAGTTCCTGCTGCTCCAAAATCTACTGAAGTTTGAGTTGATGTTGATGTAAAAGCTGCTGGAGCAACCAAACTTTTTCCATTAAAAGCATCTCCATCAAATTGGAATGCTATTGCTACTGAAACAACTCCTCCAACATCTGCTGATCTGTCATAAGATGTTGCAATAGTAGTTCCAAAAGACACAGCATCCCCTCTTGTATATCCAATAGGTGCTATAGAGAATGCTGCCCCAGATCCACCAAGTTGAGCTAAATACTCTGCATTGGCATCTGGGCTAGATGTTGTAAAGTAACCAGATAAGGTAGCTGTGCCATCCTTTAATCCACTTACAAAAGATTTTGAGGATGATGAAAAAGTGCTTGTTTCAGCTACATCAGCTGTAAGTGATAAAGAAGCATCTGTTAGTGTATTTGAAAGGTTAGTATTATCTAAAATTATTACTGCATCTTTACCATGTGTAAAACTAGGCATTTATTTCTCCTCTATCCAAGCTTCATTTTCTACTGTTGATGGATCATCTTTAATAAATTTACCATCATTAGTTCTAGCTCTTTTCATTTTACTATTAACTTTTTCTGCTGCATTATTCTTAATCAATGCTTTAGCTATTTTATCAGGCAAGTCTAAAACTTCTCCTGCTTCTGCTCTTACTTCTTTTTTATCTAGTAGGAAATCACTTCCTAATAATATTTTAATTTTCATGCTATTACCTCTATATTGAATGTTACACCAAGATAGCTAGTTCCCTGTGTTACTTCATATTCTCCATAATCAGTTGCACTTATTACTCTAACAGACATAGCTGCACCACCCAAAGTAGGATCTCCCTCAATAGCAGCTTTTATAGATGTTGATCCTGTTGAGGCTAAGTAAGCATCTACCTCATCTTGTGAAGTCTGAGCATCAATTCTTGATATATATACAACAATAGGAATTTCATAAGTATCTGCACCTCTAGCCATTGTTGAATCATAGTTGAGAGTATTTAGAGGAGCTACTAGAGCTATAGGAGGCACTATATAATCTGGCACAAACTCACTTGCAGTAAGTCCAGAAATAGTTTCTAATCTTGTTTTAAGTCCATCTCTTATACTTGTTAAAGCTGCCATTATTCAACACCTCTACCTATAAGATGACATCTACACTCACAAAGATTGTCATCATCTACTGCACTATCAAAACCACAAAAGTTACAATAATATTCAATCATCTAACACTCCTAGCTATATCTCTTGCAATTAATTCTAACATCTCTTGTCCTCTAGCCTTTATCTCATCTTGTTTCTCAAACACAACACCACCAATAAATGGCTTCATCTTTAAACCTCTTTTAGATATTGCTCTAGCTACAAGAAAAGGATTCATTTTAGGTTGTCCTCTCTTAGCCCACCTAGCAAGACTAGATCCCTCTTGATATGGAGGAAAAAATGGTCT